CATGCTTCAGCTACTTACATACATGAAGTTAAAGAATGCCAAAGAGGGTTTCTTTTTGTATGAAAACAAGAACACGCAAGAGATACTTATTATTCCAATCTCAATGAATGATAAGAATAAGAAAATTATTGAGGATGCATTCCTATGGATGCAAGAAGTATATGATAATTTTAAAAATGGAGATCTTCCAATGCGTCCAGCAGGTGCAACTAAATCAAAGATGCCATGCACATACTGCCCAGTCAAGAAAGAATGCTATGATAAAACTGGCCCAATTGGAACTGTTCAAATAGAGTTATATGAGGCACCAGTTCTGTGATCTGTTCAAATAAAGAGTGTTTAAAAGAATTTGATGCCAAGACTCATAATCAAAAATACTGTACCGATGAATGTTGCAGAATTGCAACAAACAAAAGAATAATGGAAAAGTACTATGAAAAAAAGGCTATTAAAAATGGTGCTACCAGATTATGTAAATCTTGTAAATCTATGCTAAGTAGATACAATGATTCTAATGTTTGTTCTAAATGTGTCAATGGCAAAAAAGATAAGACAAAAAATAGAATTAAAGAGATAATTGATGAAATTAGCTAGCTTAGTTAAAACTAAAGCATATCGTGTTTTAGGTATCGACGCTTCAACAAATTCAATTGCATTCTGTTTAATGGAAAATAATATACCATTAAAGTGGGGTAAAATTGATCTTGAGGGGATGAATATCTACGAAAAGATATACGATGCTAAGAAGAAGATGTCGACAATGCTTGATGAATTAAAGTCGGACTATATTGTTGTAGAAGGTGCCATACTTGTCAGATCACCCGATGCTGTGATAAAATTATCATATGTCTACGGGGTTGTTATTGCTGAGCTTATGTCTACTGGCGCTTCAGTCATTACTATATCCCCTAGTGCTTGGCAAGCTTATATTGGAAACAAAAATCCTACCAAAGAAGAAAAAGCAGCGATTAGATTTAAAAATCCAGGATACGCAGACTCTTGGTATAAAAACCAATTAAGGAATATGCGTAAACAAAGAACGGTAGACTACTTTAATAAAAAGTATAATCTAAGCATAACAGATTTTGATGTTGCAGATGCATTTGGCATTGCACACTATTCAAACGAGGAGCTAACAAAAAGATGAGCCCAGACTGGAACGAAAAAAGCAATCAAGAAGAATTTGTAATAGAACTTTTAGGTGGCAAAAAGAATGGACATTATGTTGAGCAAGGTGCATTTCATTCTAAGAATGGAAGCAATACGTACAGACTAGAAAATGAATTTGATTGGAAAGGCGTTTCCTTTGAGATTGTACCAGAGTTTCATGAGGAAGTTGTAGCAAATAGAAAAAACCCTTGTGTACTTGGTGATGCAACTAAATTTGATTATATTAAATATTTTGAAGAAAACAATTTTCCAGAGCAAATCGATTACTTGCAGGTAGATATTGATGGAGGATACACTGAAAAAGGATATCCTATTGGAAACCCATACCTTTCATTACATGGTCTAATTGCACTACCATTAAATAAATATAGATTTACTGTTATTACTTTTGAGCATGATGCAAATCTTGTTTTGAATAATGTAGCAATGCGTGATACACAAAGACAAATTTTAGATTCTCTTGGCTACGCCCTAGTTGTAAGAGATTATCATGAAGACTGGTGGGTTGATAGAAATGTAGTTAGCTACACAGACTACAAGCATCATTTTAGTTGGAATGCAATGTGAAGCTATATCAGAGCAGAGATTGGCTACACCGAAGGTACGTAGTACAAAAGAAAACGGTTACAGAAATAGGTAAAGAGTGCGGAGTCTCTGCTATGACTATACAGAGATATTTACAGGTATTTGGATTGTTGAGAAAAAAATGACAGGTTATCCTAATAAAAGTGGCGGCTACCAAGCATGGACAGCTGATCTACAGTTAATAGCAACAGATGCTCCATCTGGCAATAGAATCATGAGCGAATGTTTAGAAATTGCAGAGATGCTTATTAAAAAGAATATATCATATGGAGACTCAGCGCTTAGCCCGATTAGGCTATTTGCACAGTCAGACTCAGTTGAGCAGCTAAAGGTTAGAATTGATGATAAGCTAAATAGAATCAAAAATTCTCAGGGGTTTGCTGGAGATAATGATATTGATGACCTTATAGGTTACTTAATCCTATTAAGGATAGCCATGTCTAAGGTTGCAATTTCAGTCAACTAGAAGTATAATAAACTATATGACTAATGAAATAGAACCAGCAGTTCATTTTGACCGCATGAATAAAGTGGTTGAAGAGTTGCTCAAAGGTAATTCCGCCACACAAATAGCAACTATTACGGGGTTTTCACGTAAAGATGTTCTAGAGTTTATTGATGAGTGGAAGGGTGTTGTGCACAATGATAGCAACATCCGTGATCGTGCCAGAGAAGCAATCTCTGGTGCTGATCAACACTACGCAATGCTTATTAAAGAAGCATGGAAGACTGTGGAAGACGCGGATACTCAAGGACAATTAAATGTAAAGGCGGGAGCATTAAAGCTCATAGCAGACATAGAGACCAAAAGAATAGCAATGCTTCAATCTGTTGGTGTTTTAGAAAATACACAGATAGCATCTCAAATTGCAGAGACAGAGCGTAAGCAAGAAGTTTTAGTTGGAATTTTAAAAGAAGTAACAGCAACTTGTCCTAAGTGCAAGATGGAAGTTGCAAAAAGGCTATCTCAAATTACTGGTATAGTCGAATCAGTAATAATTGAGGAAGCTGATGTCGTTTGATTTCTCAGATTTAATTGACATACTAGATGGCGAAGAGTTTGAAGAAAAGCCAGTAGACCTACGCACATTTGTAAATCATCCAAACTTTTTAGGATTGCCTCCACTTTCTGAATACCAGTATACATTAATTGAAAAAAGCTCACAAATATATAAAGAGTCTACACTTAAAAAATTATTTGGAGACGAAGAAGGATCAATTAGATTTAAGCAAACTGCTAATGAAGTTGTAGCACAATTAGGAAAAGGTTCTGGAAAAGACTACTGCTCTACAATTGCAGTTGCATATATAGTATATTTACTATTATGCCTAAAAGATCCAGCGACTTATTATGGCAAACCTCCTGGAGACTCAATTGATATTATTAATATTGCGATTAACTCACAGCAGGCAAGCAATGTATTTTTTAAAGGCTTTAGAAGCCGCATAGACAAGTCCCCATGGTTTGTTGGAAAGTACTATGCAAAAGCATCTGAAATACAGTTTGACAAGGCAATAACAGTTCACTCTGGCCACTCTGAGAGAGAGGCATGGGAAGGATATAACGTTATTGTTGTAATCCTTGACGAAATCTCTGGCTTTGCAATTGAAAATACAACTGGCCACGACCAAGCAAAAACAGGCAGTGCGGTATATGATATGTACAGGGCATCAGTAGATTCTCGTTTCCCAGACTTTGGCAAAGTAATATTGCTATCCTTTCCTAGATTTAAAAATGATTATATTCAGCAAAGATATGATGCAGTGATAGGTGAAAAAGAAACGGTAATTAGAGAACACAAATTTAAGATGTACGAGGAAATACCCGATGGAACAGAGGGGAATGAATTTGAAATACAATGGGAGGAAGACCATATCATATCTTATAAGATACCTAAAGTATATGCTATTAAACGTCCGACTTGGGAGATCAACCCAGTTAGAAAAATTGACGACTTTAAAACAGCATTCTATACAAACCCCACTGATGCTCTATCCAGATTCGCCTGTATGCCACCTGATGCGGTTGATGCATTTTTCAAATCAAGAGAAAAAGTAGAAAAGGCATTTAATGTAGGCTCAATTGCAGTTGATACTTTTGGTAGACTTGAGGAATGGTTTTTGCCAGACCCAGATAAAAAATACTATATACATGTTGACCTTGCTCAAAAACATGACCATTGCGCTGTTACAATGGCACATGTTAACAAGTGGGTAAATGTAAAAGTCACAGACACCTATTCTCAGCCAGCCCCGATTGTTGAGGTTGATGCAGTTAGATACTGGACCCCTACACCAGATAAGTCGGTTGATTTTACTGAAGTTAAGGACTACATATTGTCTCTAAAAACAAGAGGATTTAACATAGCAATATGTACTTTTGATAGATGGAACTCTCACGATATGATGCAACAGCTAAAGCAGTATGGCATAAACACAGAAATTCTTTCTGTTGCTAAAAAGCATTACGACGACATGGCTATGGTTGTTGCTGAAGAAAGATTAATCGGGCCGCACATATCATTGCTTATAGATGAGCTATGCCAGCTTAGAATTATGAGAGATAAAGTTGACCACCCTAGAAAAGGTTCCAAGGATCTTGCAGATGCTACATGCGGTGCCATATTTAATGCTATTAGCCGTACTAGATTTGATAACAATCAAGAAATAAATGTTCATACTTATGAATCAATGAGTTATGATAATGATTTTAAAAGAGATGAAGACGCAGAAACAAACTCATACAATATGATAAGGCCACCAAGGATGCCTGAAAATTTAAGAGACGCTATGGATAGGATGCAAATAATATGAACGAATATCAAGAGATGGCCAAACAATGTAAATGCTGCACAAAACATGTGCCTATGCCAACTACAATGAAAATGTATGATGGAATAATTGTATGTCCAACTACTTTACAAAATATAATAGAGTATAAAAAGATTTGGGAATCTTATGGACAAAGACCGATGGGTGGAATAAGAAAACATTTTTCTGAGTATGTGCAGCAGATTGTAGAGAATTCTATTGACAAAAATCAAGACGGTAGTATACAATACAACTAGGTGCCAGTAGCTTAGTTGGTTAAAGCCCCGAACTCATAATTCGGTAATCGTAGGTTCAAGTCCTACCTGGCACACACCTTTGTAGCTCAGCGGAAGAGCAACAGACTTCTAATCTGTAGGTCGCTGGTTCGATCCCAGCCAGGGGTACGTTCCTATAGCTCAGCTGGTAGAGCAGCAGACTTTTAATCTGCGGGTCGATGGTTCGAGACCATCTGGGGACACTATTCTTTTAGATAACCAAAATGGTATAATATATATATCAAGTATTTTAAAATAAATAACATAGGAGAAAAAATGGCAGCAGCACAAGGATCAGCAGCAAGATTAGTAGAAGTGGCATTAGCAGAAGTTGGAACTATTGAAGGTCCAAAAGACAACGAAACAAAATATGGTAAGTTTACAAAATCAAACTTTCAGCCATGGTGTGGAAGTTTTGTTATGTGGTGTGCAGATCAAGCAGGGGTAAAAGTTCCTAACACGGTATATACACCTGCAGGTGCACAGGCTTTTATTAAAGCAGGAACATGGCAGATGGCAGAAGTAGCAACACCAGAAGTTGGAGATATAGCCTATTTTGATTTCCCATCAGACGGCGTCGATAGAATTTCTCACGTAGGAATTGTTGTTGCAGTTAATACAGACGGCACAGTAGATGTTGTAGAAGGAAACACTTCTTCAGATAAAAAAGGTGATCAAAGAAATGGCGGAGAATGCTGCCTCAAGAATCGTGCTTACAAAAAGAAAAATGGATCAAAGCTTCGCAGAAGCCAAATTGTAGGAATTGTAGGTTTTGGAAGACCATCATTTGGTAAGCCAGTTGCAAAAAAAGTAGCAACACCAGTAAAGAAGTCAGCAGCAAAACCAGCAGCTAAAACTTCTAAGGGTGGCGGAAAACCAGCAGCAGCTAAGTAATAACTTGCAAAAAGAATACGTTATTGTAACTGGCGCAAGCCGTGGATCTGGAGAGGGCATATCAAAAGTCCTTTCCAGGTCTTATAACGTAATAGCAGTATCTAGAGATTTAAAAAGAATGAATGAAGTTTTTGATGGGTATAAAAATATTTTTCCGTATAAGATGGATATCACAGATTCAAAATCAATTGAAGGTCTAAGCCTTTTTTTGGCAGACAAAAGTGTTCGTGCACTTGTAAATAATGCTGGCGGTGGGGGCGGTAATACAAATATAGAAAATGACTCCGCAGAAGCATGGCAATATGCATATAATTTAAATGTTATAGCTCCAATGAGTATGTCTAAAGCAATAATCCCTCATATGAAAAAAAATGGTATTGGTGATATCATAGTAATTACATCTATCGCTGGCCTATACCCATATAAAGGAGGCGGGAACTATGTGGTTGCAAAACGTGCTGAAGGAGCATTTGCAGAGACATTAAGAATGGAAGTATCGGGTCAAGGGATAAAGGTCACACAGATCATACCAGGAGCAATTGATACTAAGCCAGAGTTTCCACAAGAAATAGCAACAAAGCCAGAAGATATAGGTGAAGCGGTAAGATGGATCATTTCATTGCCAAACCATGTCAATGTAGATCAGATGACAATAATGCATACAAAAAGTGAAAGATATCAATAGGGGGAATAATGTACGAATATTATGTTAAAAAGGTAGAAAATGTAGTTGATGGTGACACTATAGACGTACTAATTGATTTAGGATTTGATATCCTTTTTGCATCACGTGTCAGACTTGCTGGAATTGATACGCCAGAATCAAGAACAAAAGACCTAAAAGAAAAAGCCCTAGGATTAGAAGCAAAAGATTACTTAAAGAAAAATATTAAAGATGCAAAGTCTGTAATTATTAAAACAGAAAAGATGGACTCTTCAGAAAAATATGGAAGAATACTTGGCTGGGTTTATGTGGATGGAAGCACAATTTCACTAAATGAAATGATGATAAATGACGGGTATGCATGGGGCTACCTAGGAGAAACAAAAGTTAAAGATTTTAATGCACTAGCAAAAGCTAGAGAAAAAGCGGGTAAAAAATGATAAACCATGAAGAATTACATGATGGAGTTTACTATTATAAGAATGTCATTAAAGACCCTTATGCTTTAGTAGCAGCTATTGAGGACACAGAAAATGTAGATTCAATTAAAGATATTATAGATAACTGGATTGATTGGGGTGTCGAAGCAGACAGAGGTACAGTTTATTGGTATGGAAGAAAAAAGCGAGTGCTTTTAAATAGCCTTGAGGACATAGATAAAAAAGACTTGTCCCCAGAAGATCTTGCCAGATGCAAGTATATATTTGATACAGTATTTAATGGTTTCAATGAGGTTGCAAAAGACTACAAGGAAAAAAGAAATGTAGAAGATGAAATTGTAATCCTTAGTCAAATGAACGTTCATAAATACAAAGAGAATACATGGATGGGTACACACCACGACGCACAAGAAGGCGACACCAGACTTAAGTACTCTATGATTCTTTATGTAAATGATGATTATGAGGGTGGAGAAATTTCTTTTTGTATTCGTGATGGAGTACTTAGTAATCCCGATAAAGAATTCCCAGAGAACACATGGAATCATATGGTAAAAGAATTTGAAAAACCAAATGAATTTGCAGCCCAAGGCGCACTAGATGATCCCATTAATGATGGAAAAATAACTTTTTCTTTAAAGCCAGAGGCTGGAAGTATTCTTATATTTCCATCACAAGAGCCATATAGCCACACAGCTCATATTGTTAAAAGCGGTTGGAAATATTTAATTCCAGGATTTTGGATTGATCCAAATGGAATGGACGCAGCAGCTGCGCTTGCTATTGCAAAGGGATATAAAAAATAACTTGCAACTCTAGTTATACAAATGCTATAATGGATTAGTATCTGCCAAATTCTGGCTGCTTATTTAATGGAAAGATTCTCATGATTATACAAGTAATTGGTTTGCCAGGTTCTGGAAAAACTACATTTGCAAAAGAGCTAGCGGATAGAATAAACGCCGTTCATTTAAATGCAGACGCAGTCAGAGCAGAGCTAAATAAAGACCTAGGGTTTAGCCCAGAAGATAGGTTAGAGCAGGCTCGCAGAATGGGAGCGTTATCAAGGCTACTTTCTGATCAAGGTTACCATGTTGTTGTAGATTTTGTTAACCCAACAGCAGAGACAAGAGCATCTTTTGGAAACCCAGATAAAGTTGTTTGGATGAACAGAAAACCAGTCAGAGATTTTCCAGATACAACCGCAATGTGGGAGACACCAGCGAATCCAGATTTAATGTTTGATGACATGACAGAATATGATGTTGCAGCTAGGGTTGCATGTGTTGATTTTCAATTGCACGATTGGAGACAACCAACAACATTAATGCTTGGTCGCTACCAGCCATGGCATGAAGGGCATCATGCTTTATATGATGAGGCGGGTAACAGAACGGCCCAGGTAATGCTAGGTGTTAGAAATACGTATAAGACTAGCGAAAAAGATCCGCTTGATTTTAATCAGGTTAAAAAGTATATTGCTAATGATTCAGTAATGGACAAAGCAATGGTTATCAAGATGCCTAACATTACCAACATTGTATATGGTCGTGATGTGGGATATAAGATTGAACAAGTAGATTTGGGGGCAGCGATTCATGCTATTTCAGCAACTGAAAAACGTAGGGAAATGGGTCTTTAAACAATTAGAAAATGCTGGAAAGGCAATGAACGAAGCAGAAGAAAGACTTTTTTCTGAGGATAAAGATGAACGTAAGTAAACAAAGATCAGCATTAAAAGCAATTACTTGGCGTGTCATAGGAACAGCAGACACGTTTATCATATCGTGGGCTATAACCAAAGAGCCAGTTACAGCAGGAGCAATTGCAAGCTTTGAGGTATTTACAAAAACTATTCTTTATTATTTCCATGAGCGTGGGTGGAATAAAGTTAAATGGGGTAGAAAGTAATGCCAGTATACGAATATAAATGCTCATATGATGATGCACATGCCACGATGTCAATCCATAGATCAATTAAAGATGACGACCCAGGATATACATGCGTAGAGTGTGAATCAGAAATGATTAGATTCTTTACACCATTTGGCATACAATTCAAGGGCAATGGCTTTTACAAAACAGATAATCCTAAATAACTAAAGTGGTATAATTAACTAAGCAGACATCTTGTTTGCATAGGAGCTATACTTGAAAAGGGAAAAGTTATTTAGAATAACAGCGTCCATAATGCTTGCATTTGGATGGCTTTTTATGTCCCCCGCCTACAGCGATGACCCTTTAACAGTAGCCGCAAAAAAAATTGAAAATTTAAATTCGGCAGTAGATAAGCTAGATTATAAAGATGGTCTAATAAATTTAATTGACATAGCAGAAAACAAGTTTATGTATGCTAAAAATCTGCGAGATGTTAGAGATGCTGCTTACGAAGACTATGATGATGCAGTAGAGGCAGAAGAATTAGCCTTAGAAGAAGTAGAAATTGCTCAGTCAAATGTAGATGGGCAAACAGTCACAGTAGCAACTGCACTAACTAACAAGAACAATGCCTATGATGCTCTTGGTGTAGCAAATATTAATTTATCAACTGCTCAGCAAGCATTAAATAATGCTGGTGGTGCTGGTTTATCATACAATGTTTATAGTTTAATCAGGGTTGATGGCCTTGCAGCCACAGATCAATTCTTATGTAGTGGAATACTAAATGGAAACTACATGACTCGTCCAGTTTGTGGTAATAGATATGAAAACTTTATAGTTAAATTTACTGGAAAAATAACAGTACCGTCATGGTTTACATCAACAAAATTTGCAGGATATACAGATGATGGATTTAGAATGTATATTGATGGAGAGTTGGTTATTAATAACTGGATAGAGCAAGGAACAACTTGGAGCCCATACTCTCCAATATATGATGTAACAATAGACAAGGTTTTTGATGTAGAAATATGGTGGTACAACGGTGGTGGCCCAGGATCCTATCACCTTGGATGGGCTATACCTGGAGGATGGACTGGAGCAGGTTGTGACTATGCTGGAAATCCAAGAGTATGGGGACAAAACTTTAGTTGTAATTTAAACACATTTTCTTCTGGATCTGGGGCAACTCAAGAACAGACCAACGACTACAACAATGCACTCGCTGCAAAGAACGCAGCCCAAGATGTATACAATGATAAACTAAATATTTATAACCAAGCAGTTGCAACATTAAATTCACTAAATCAAACATTAACTAATAAAGAATCTGAGTATGACAATGCTGTTAACGATACAGCAGATGCTTTGTCTGAAAAGAATAATTCTATATCTAATTTTAATAACGCAATCCTTGATGTTAATAGTGCCATTGATGACGCATGGCGTTACTATGATGAGCAATCACAAAGAGAAATTCAAAGAGCAATTGCTCAAGCAGCAGCCAATGCTGCAGCAAATCAACCTACACCAGAGCCAAAGCCAACTGTTGAACCAGAAAAGCCAAAGCCTTCCCCACCACCAACAGAAAAGCCTGAGCCAAAACCAAGTGGCAATACCTCTACAGAAGAACCAGGACCAAAGCCTACACAGCCAGGACCAAAGCCTACAGAGCCTGGACCTAAACCAGAACCAACAGACAAGCCAAAGCCAGAGCCTACTGATAAGCCAAAACCAGAAGAGCCTAAGCCTACACCTGCCCCAAACCCTGAACCAAAGCCAGAGCCTACTCCAGAGCCTCCTGTTGAGCCTTCTCCAGAGCCTAAACCACTTCCAAGACCAGACTTCAAGCCAGCAGAAGATATTGATCCAGTAATTAAGGATGCAGAATTGGCAGCACTTATCCCACAAAAGGGTACAGGAAATTCAGAAGATCTTTCTGGAGTTATAGCAAACCTTACAAGCAAGGATAATAAATTAGTTAAGCTTTCTGTTGAGCAAACAGCAGCAGTTAGCCAAACACTTAAGTCTTTAACACAAGAGGCAAAGGCTGAAGTTGCAGCAGACCTTGGTATTGCACCAGCAGAAGTTGCAAAGGTTGCAGAATCAATGAAATCTAACCCTGCAGTAGCAGCAGCATTTGTTGAGTTTGCAGAAAGAGCAGGGGATGCAGGAGATACCCCAATGCCATTTACATTAGCAGACGCAACAACAGAAGTACAAACAGAAGCATTTTTAGCAGACCCACTTGGAGCAGTGT